TCTGTTACAGAATTTAAACGTGCTAATTTATCTCCTGAGCCTCTATGTGGGGTATACTCCTGTACAGGGATACCCATGCGTCTCATCTCCTGATAGACTGCTGTCCCTGCACTCTTTTTCTCCACGATGAACGAATCAGGATTCCACTCGTTGTACTCATCCATAGCTAGAGCTTTCAACTCAGGAAACTCCAGACGCTTTTTTATACTATTGAGAAGTATAATATTATGTGTGTTATCACTTTCATTTAGAAAGACACCCCATGTAGTTAATGCCGTATAGTCTGCTCTGTTATGTGTTTCAGCCGCTGCATCCAGTGACATAATAATATATTCACACAGCGGAGGCCGCTCGTCCTTCCACTTCATCCACCATTCTCTTTTGACAATAGAAGCTTCTTCTGCTGTAGGTTCTTGTTGATACTGCGCGTTCCACTGAAAGACAGGCATAGATGCCTTTGTCCTCATCAGCGCATCCATATCAAAGAACTCAGGCCATAGTGGTTTTTCTACTTCTTTTTTAGTTTTCTGATCTTGAATCTTTAATATAGCTGGAAACTCTACTACCTCGTACTGGTCTGACTTATCATTTTGAGCCATGTCCTTAGTAACACGTCCTGTCAGGTCATCCATGTGCCAACGTGTTTGTATGATAGCTACACGTCCCCCAGGCATCAAACGTGTTCTAGCACCAAAGGTAAACCAGTCATACGCTTTCTCAAAGACTTCAAAGTTACCATTTATCACATCTTGCTCAGAATGAGGATCATCAACAAGCAGCAAGTCAGCACCACGACCTGCAATAGAGGAACCGATTCCACAAGCATAATACTCTCCTCCTGTGTTTGTATTCCACCTTCCTGCAGATTTTGAGTCAATCGCAAGCTTTACGGTAGGAAATATCTGTTTATATCCATCTGTGGCAATCAAATTACGTACTTTTCTACCAAAATCCACCGCCAAGTCGGTTGTATGTGATACCATCATCACTTTTTTGTTAGGATTACGTCCTAAAAACCACGCAGGAAACATTATGGAGACAAGTTGGGACTTACCATGTCTTGGAGGAATGTTAACGCAGATCCTGTCCTTGTCTCCCTGTTCAATAGCCATCAACATATCTGCCAGAAGCCTATGATGTTTGCCAACAATGTAATCTGGCTGCATATGTTTACAAAACGCAATCAAATCGTCATACGCTTTTTGATTTCTACTGCGAACAGCGAGTTCATCGACCATTTTGTCGATCTCTACCACCTCTTCAGGGGTATATTTATCTAAATTATCCAACATTATCTGGATTTCGGCCTCAGAAAAGTCAAAAGCCTGTTCAACTGCTGTCATTTTCGTCCTTTAGACCTAATTCTTCATCCACATCTATAGATTCACCGTTAATAACTACGGCTTCTTCGACTTCTTCCTCTGGATTTACCAGTTTTGCCAACTTAGAACGTAGTTTTTCCCTCAAATCATCTGTTGACTGGTGTGTTACAGTCACTTCTGACTTCTCTGCAAACAATCCTACGTCTGAAATCTTACCTAATAGCTCTAAAGCACGTATTCTAACCCTTGGATCAGGGTTTTCACTCTCTAAAAGCAATTTATTTGTTACTAAGTGACGTATTTGCAACGAATTTTCAACTACAGACCGCCCAAACTCGTTTAAAATGCTATCTGTTAGTATGATTGAGGCTGGTTTAAGGGTGGAAATCTTCTTTTGAGTAACCTTTTTAGAAGTTCCAGCAGGATCACCAGCATATGAGGCAGATATTTTTGATGCAACATCCTTATCTTCCTTATCAGGTGTTACGTCTAACCCATGTTTTCCTAATTCTTTTGCTGTATTAGCCGCAGCATTCGTGCGTTCCTTCAAATCCAAAGAAGGTTTAGCCTTTTCTAAAGGAACTCCTAACTCAGGTTCAGCCGTAATCGTCATTCTCGCTCGCAGGTACTAACCGTGGTGCGTAACCCCTGATGGGTAAATACGAATCTATTTGTATTTATGGGGCCACGCAAAATATTATATAGCGAAAAAAATTTTTTTGTAAAGTAGTTTGGGACTCCTATAGGGGGGTGTTCCTAAAAAGAGGGGGGTGGGGGGTCGAACTCAGAAAAAACGAAAATGTTTGAGAAAATTAATATGTATACAGATGCCGTGTGCGACACACACAAAGTGGGGGGTACGGGTGGGGTATGGGTGACAAGTTAGGGAATTCCCTAACAATACTATTTAGTATCATATGGTAACAAGTTATAGTAAATAGTATTTGATTAAGACAAGTGTTAACAAGTTATGCTATAAAGGTTTTATCGGAAGGACACACCAACCGTGTTAGGGATTTCCCTAACTTATTTTAAATTAAATAAAGGAATATATTATGTCTAATAAAAATACACAGATTGATCATATTGAGCCAGAATTTGAAAAAGCTTTGATTAATGATGTTAAGCACGGCAAAAAACTCATTCAAGTTTTACGTGAGCTTAATAAAAAATGGACAGACTTATTAAGTCCTAATACTAAGTCTGGTCAGTCCACTTGTACGCCAGAATACTATGAAAGTGTTAGAGTGGCTATAACTAAGGCATGGCCTCATTCTGATAGAGTTTTATTTGAAACCCCTGCAAAAGACTTGAATGATGTCGATAAAAATAAAAAGAGATTGCTAGGCAATTCAATAGGCTCTAAGTTAAAAGACCTTAGAAGGCAATTGAAAAAAGAACAAGAGCCACAGCAACGAGCCGAGCCTAGAACACCACTACAATTATTCTGGGATCACATTCATAAAGCTGGTGATATTTTAGCAAATAAAAATCCATTTGATGATGCTAATGTTTTCAAAAAAATAGATCAAGCTTTTGCTGATATCTATGATGCTAATGAAAATAACTAAGTAATACTTTAGCCCCTACAGAGAAATCTGTGGGGGTTTTTTTGTGCCTAAATAAAATCCAATATTCAGTTAGGGAAATCCCTAACACATTACTGAGAAACTAAATTAATACCACCAAATTGATACCAGTTAGTTGTGTTGCGCTGAGTCTTTGATAACGTGTTATGGTGCGTGTTTGTAGTGGACACATGTGTCGGTGAAACCAGTTGTTCGTGTTGCGTTGAGTCTTAGCAAGTTAGGGAAATCCCTAATGTTCGGTTTTATATCCTTATAAAAAAGGTAATGTTCGGTTTTAGTGGTGTAATGTTCGGTAATGTTCGGTAAATATTAGACAAAAACGAACATTATCAAATGGTATCATATGGTTGTATCTGGTTGTTAGTAGTGGCATGGAGTGTTAGAAATATTACCTATATATATATATATTTATATAATGTTCGCTTTTTAAAAACCTCTGAAGGAATTATTGAGCGACAAGGTTTTGCGTAGTCTTTGTTCGTTTTTCTATCGGTAACTTTTTACCCACGTTCAGACCTCCAAAAAAACCGAACATTCGAACATTATAATCTTTTCAAAGACTTACAAGCGACACAAACAGAACATTACAGTACATTACAGAACATTACACCATAACACACCATATACTATCTAAACACGTCATACAGCACCCCTTGACATGACCTGATATATATGATATACTAAAAGTATAATTAGAAATCTGTCAATAACAAGGAGAACCAATAAATGCCAAGTACAACCAAATATCAGTTAGGGAATTCCCTAACGTGTTCTGAGTGTGGTGCAGACATCAACCCAAAGCGTCACGCACTAGGTTACAATACTTGTCTAGCTTGTGGTGAGTTACTAGCACACGAAGTAAAGTTCTGTGTCGTACCCATGCACAAGTCAAACTATGTAGTCGTTTCTCGTAAGAGTGACTTAATCGGAATTAACAACAAGCAGGAGAGATAGAATGAAATATAAAGTAAGTATGGATAATAAAGGCAAGGTAACTGTCGATAAGGAGTTAGGGAAATCCCTAACTGAGAAGTGTATGGGTGAGGGTAAAGCAGAGTTATTGGATTCCCTAGTCAAAAAAGCGAGTGAGGAAATAAAGTATGTGTTTGAGGTTGGCGATAAGGTAGAGGGTTTACCCAAGCCAAGAAACCTTGAGATGGCTAAAAAGAGGGAATTCCCTGATTGGAGAAAGAAAGAAATGTTCTTTCAACACCTAAACAAAGTTCTTGATAACAAGTTAGTCAAGCCAAGTATTATAATCGAATATGTTAACCAGTATCAGAGAGGAGATAAATAATGATACAACCTATTGAAAACATATCTGCACCGAACCTAAGTTCGAGTGCTATTCTAATTGACTTCAGTATTTCACAATGGACTGGCAGAAAGCTAGACAAACGTGCAAGTGAAGAAGTCGAGACAACCAACAATGTACAAGCCGTTGGTGTCGCTAACGTACACAAACGTATTATGGGCAAGTGTCCAGAGTTGGATGCTATCCACAAGTTTGTCGGTAACTTACGTAACAGACACTATGCAATGACGTTGCCATGGTCTGACCAAGGGTTGCGTATCGTCACAACTATGGGGCTAGACAAATACACCAAAGCTATGACCGAGGGTCAACAAGAGTTTGAAAAGCTAGTCAATAACTTCATGCAAGTATATGCCACACGTATTCAAGAGGCTGAGGT